GTGAAAAAAATCAAAAAACCGCGTCTTACTGGCTGGATTGTGACATCCGCTTGTCTCTTTGCTGTTATCGGGCTGATTTCCCCGCAGCAGCTTCCCGTTACCGTCTATAAACTCTCTCTTATCTCACTTGCCGCCGTACTCGGCTACTGGCTGGATCGCTCGCTGTTTCCTAAAGCGCGTCCCGGTTTGTTCCTCGAACAGGGGGATGAGCCTATGCCGCGTGGACGTTTCCCGGTTCGGGACGGTCATCACACCGTGTTTGCCGCCGCGATGTTACGGCGAGCGCTGATCGTGTCAGCCGTTTGCATCGGCGTAGCGATGGGGCTGTGATATGCGATATCTTCTCGTTCTTCTATTTTTCAACACACTGTTTTTTAAAACACTCGTCTGCGCGGAGACGATTCCTCGTGCCGCACAGGCATACCGCAGTGATGTGATTCGCAGCGCACGGCTGGATTGGGGCATGAATGCCCCAATCGCAGACTTTGCGGCTCAGTTGCATCAGGAAAGCGGCTGGAATCCTCGGGCCGTTTCACCCGTTGGCGCACAGGGGCTGGCGCAGTTTATGCCAGCAACCGCCGACTGGTTTAGCGGTATAGTGCCTGAGCTTCGTGCGAACCAGCCGTTTAATCCAGCGTGGTCTATCCGCGCGCTGACGGGCTACGATCGCTGGCTGTGGGAACGAATCCGCGCCAGTAATGATTGTGAACGTATGGCGATGACCCTGTCGTCCTACAACGGCGGGCTTGGCTGGTTACAGCGTGATAAACAGCGCGCGAAGATTGCCGAGAAAGATGTACTCCGCTGGTTTGATCATGTGGCAACCGTTAATGCCGGGCGTAGCGCCGCTAACTGGCGTGAAAACCGTCATTACCCCGAACGCATTTTGCACCAACTGGCACCGCGTTATTTGGGCTGGGGGAGGGCGAGCTGTGTGGAATAGTCTGTTTATCAATAGCCTGAAATCTCTCCTTTCACCACGGGTGGTTATCGCTTTACTTGCTGCGGTGTTATTACTCGCGATCTATCTGACTGGTCGTCATCAAGGTTATCAACTGGCGCAAACTTTGGGAGATACCGCGTTGGCAAAACAGCAAGCGGCATTTACGTTGCTACAGCAGCAGCAGGTGGAAACCCAGAACCAGCAATTGCGTGCGGCAGCGCAGCAATACCAGCAACAGGTGGAGCGTGGAAATCAACTCGAACAGCGCTATGTGGCGGCGCGTCAAAAACTGGCGGCAGATAATGCGGCCCTGCAACGGAAAATCGACCATGTTACTCAGCAATACATTGACGAAAAAGGCAAAATTCAGCCTGTGCAGTGCGTGTTTACTCGTGGCTTCGTGCAGTACTACAACGCCGCTTTCGGTCTGCCCACCGATAGCGTCCCAGACGCTACCGCCGCTGCCCGCCGTACTGGCGCAACGACCAATTCCGGCAGAGCCGCTGACACCGAATTACAGCCTTCAGGCGTCTCCCAGCGCGATATCCTCGCCAACATCAGCGCCAACGGAGAACGCTACCAGGCGCTAAGTGCGCAGGTTAACGCGCTGCTGGATTATATCGACGCGTTACAACAGGCAGGGGAGGTCACTCGTGAAGATTGAAGTGGAGTTTTGGTCGCTAGTCGGCCTGCTATTGTCATTTATGAGCTTCCTGTTTGCCGCCGGACGGATTCTGCTTACCCAGATTGAAAAGCGGCTGAACGAGCGTTTTGCTGCGCTGGAAAATGCTCGCCAAAAGAGCGAGCAAGGATGGACGCGACTGGAGCGAGAATTTCTGGAATTTCGTGCTGATTTACCGCTGACTTACGTGCGGCGTGAGGATTACATCCGTGGTCAGACAGTCATTGAGGCTAAGCTAGATGCACTCTATAACAAGCTGGAGTTAGTGCAGCAGCGAAATGTCGGAGGTATTCATGGCTGACATACAGCGTATCCGACAAGAATCGATGCGGTGGCATTTGCTTAGCACATTAAATAAAACGCGTCCGTATACCGCGAATGAACGGTTTCTGTTAGCGGTGATGCGGCGGCTACATGCCGATACTTCAGAACCAGAATTGCGTCAGGCGCTGGATTATCTGGCTGATTGCCAGATGGCGGTGGTGAGCAAAGAGGTCGGTGGTGTTTGGCTGGCCAATCTCACTCGCTTCGGTGTCGATGTCGTGGAGTACGCTGTGGACAGCATGGTTGGCATCGCCCGACCCGAAAAATACTGGGATCGGTAAACCTATTGCATTCATTTCTCTTCTGTATTTGCCCGTAATCTCTACCACCCTATTTTTTGCCAGCACGATTGTGTTGGCATTTTTTTATTTTTTTTTCAGCGTATTAGGGCAATTTTTTCAACGCACTCTTCTCATCATTTTTTCTAAAACAGATTAAAAGCCGTAGCCAGCCATTCCCCGGATACTAGCGCCATCAAAACGAGATGCCATCAACACCATGATGTCATCGATACAACGGGATGAACGAATGAATACCAAACCAATCATTGATGCGGTGATCGCTCGCCTTCAACAACATTTACCTACTCGTCGGATTGTTTCTTGTCCAGAAAATATTCTGACGACACCAGGAGATGTACTGGTGGGATACCGCGGTTCTGAATTTGCTGTACCAGAAGACGTGAATTCACCGGTACAGACTCAACGCCCGCAATTGATGGTTGCCGTGCTGCTGTCGGCGTTGGATGGCGAAGACGGCGTGCTGGCCACGCTCGATACCGTTCGTCAGGCGCTGGGAGGATACCGACTGCCTGATTGCCATCGCGGTATTCGATTAGTACGTGACCGCTATGTTGGCTACACCGAAGGACGCTGGCATTACGCCATCGATTGCACCACTGAAACCCTTTTTATCGAAGACCGCGAGCAGACGGATGGTCCTCTGCTTACTACGGTCAATTATGAGGAGAAAGACGCATGAAGTATCGCTATACCGGCCCCGCCAGCGGCGTCACGCTGGCTGATGGTCAGGAAATTCTGCTTTGGCCCGCTCAGGTGACTGAACTGCCAGCAGATCATGAATATGTGAAAACGCTGATCGCGTTGGGCTATTTGTTGCCTGTCGCCGATCAGTTCCAGGCTGATAGCGCAACGGAGGTGACCCTTGGCCGCTAATTATTTACATGGTGTAGAAACTCTTGAAGTCGAAACCGGTGCGCGTCCGGTAAAAACCGTCAAATCGGCGGTAATCGGGCTGATTGGTACGGCACCGCTGGGTGCAGTAAATGACGTCACATTGTGCCTATCCGAAAAAGACGCGGCGCAGTTTGGTAGCCAGTTCGGCGGTTATACCATCCCGCAGGCGCTGGATGCGATTTACGATCATGGCGCAGGTACGGTTCTGGTTATCAATGTGCTGGATCCGGCGAAACATAAATCGTCTGTGAGCGCAGAAAAAGTCACGTTTGACAAAGCGACCGGTACGGCACAACTGGCTAACCGTGTCATCGCCAAACTGGTGTTGACGGCCGCAGAAGGCGGCGAGCCGTTTGTGGAAGGTCAGGACTATACGCTCGATGTGCAAACTGGCGTCCTGAAAAATCTGGGTAAAAATATCGATGTTGCAGCCGTAGTCAGCGCGTCTTATGACTTTGCTGATGTCACGAAAGTGACGGCTGCCGACATCATCGGGAGCATCAACGCCGCGGGCAATCGCACCGGTATGAAACTGCTGAATGATACCTACAACCTGTACGGCTTCTTTGCCAAAATTCTGATTTCTCCAGTGTTTTGTACGCAAAATAGCGTAACAACCGAGCTTATCTCAATGGCGGATAAACTGGGGGCGATTGCCTATGTCGATGCGCCAATCGGCACGACTTTTGCTCAGGCGCTGAGCGGTCGTGGCCCGGAAGGGACGATTAATTTCAACACTAGCTCTGAACGTGTCCGACTGTGTTATCCGCACGTAAAAGTGTACGACGCGGAAACCAACCGTGAACGTCTGGAGCCGCTATCGGCGCGTGCCGCGGGTCTGCGTGCCAAAGTCGATCTGGAGAAAGGTTTCTGGTGGTCGTCATCCAATCAGGAAATCAAAGGGATCACCGGCGTAGAGCGTCAGTTGTCTGCAATGATTGACGATCCGCAGAGTGAAGTGAACCTGCTGAACGAGCAGGGCATCAGCACTATCTTCAACAGCTACGGTTCTGGCCTGCGCCTGTGGGGCAATCGCACCGCTGCCTGGCCGACTGTGACGCACATGAAGAACTTCGAAAACGTGCGTCGTACTGGCGATGTGATTAACGAATCCATTCGTTATTTCAGCCAGCAGTACATCGACATGCCGATCAATCAGGCACTGATTGACGCGCTGGTGGAATCGGTTAACGCCTATGGTCGCAAGTTGATCGGTGACGGCGCACTGCTGGGCTTTAAATGCTGGTTCGACGCTGCACGTAACGGGCAAACCGAGCTGGCGGCGGGGCATCTGTTGCTTAATTACAAATTCACGCCGCCGCCTCCGCTTGAGCGTCTGACTTTTGAGACGGAGATCACCTCGGAATACCTGGTAACGCTGGAGGGCACTAACTGATGGCCGGGAAAATTGAAGTAAACCGTATTACCAACGCCAACATCTATATCAATGGTACTAACCTGCTGGGGCGTGCGCAGGAAATCAAACTGCCGGATGTTTCTGTCATTATGCAGGAGCATAAGGCGCTGGGCATGGTTGGCAAGATTGAACTGCCTGCGGGTTTTGACAAGCTGGAAGGCGAGATCAAGTGGAACTCTTTCTATCGTGAAGCCATGCTGGCAGCGGCGAACCCATACCAGTCGCTGGCATTGCAGTGTCGCTCCAGCGTGGAACGCTATGGCTCTCAAGGCCGTATCGAAGAAGTGCCGCTGGTGACGTACATGACCATCATGTTCAAAAAGAATCCGCTGGGCACGTTCAAACAGCACGAAAACCCGGATTTCAGTAGCGCGTTCAACTGCACCTACATCAAGCAGGTGATGAACGGTGAAGACCTGCTGGAACTGGATTATATGTCCAACATCTTCATGGTGGGCGGTGTGGATCAACTGAACAGCTACCGCGCCAATATCGGCGGTTAATTTATCTTTCAAGCCGTCGGTAGGGCTGACAATGAAATGAAAGGGGCTTCGGCCCCTTTCTTATGCCCGCAACGTTAGTTTCCTAATTCGCTTTAAAATCGTTCTTCCTCGCCGCACGCGATACTGCTCCCGACATTTACTAAGGAGCTGTTATGCACACTGAAACCTATTCTCTGCAATTCCCTTATACCACCTCTGCCGGTCAACGCGTGGAGTCCATTTCGCTCAAGCGTCTGAAAGTCAAAGACATCAAAGCGGTGAAAAAAATCAGCGATGACTCAAGCCAGTGGGACGATGCGCTGCTGTCACGCATGACCGGTCTGGTACCAGAAGACATCGATGAGATGGACGCACAGGACTACATGGCGCTGCAAAAACGATTTCAGCAGCTACTTGGGCTGGATAACGCAGCCGGCACTGCTGTGGAAAGCGCAGGCTCTGCTGGCGAGGTGGTTTCGCTTTCAGCCGAGTGAAATTGATGCGCTGGAACTGGACGATTTTGAACGCTGGCTCGATGAGGCCAGCGAACAGATAAAACGCGAGAACGGTGAGGAAGACTGATTATTAACAGGGCTAAAGAGCCTACCATCCACCCCTAACCCGGCCAGCGACAGGACGCTGGCCGTTTTGCTCCCTCACCACCTGTCTTCTTCTCGCTCATCGTCCGTCCTTTTCCCTCGTTTTATCCCCGGTTTGTAATGGGGAAACCAAGCTGGAGCGGCCGAAGCCGCCGTCTCCGATCCGCCCCGTAAGGGGCTTTTCTGAATGAGAGTGAACCGTGGATATGCTTTTAAACGGTGTCATGCTGGGCAGGGCGTTTGGCGCCACACTGGATGACACAAGAAAATCGCTGCAACCGCTTAGCCATGAGTTGAAGAAATGGCAGGAGCAGCAGCGTCTAATCAATCAATCTCTGGAGCGTTTTGGTGTCGCGAGTACTCAGGCGACATCCCAGCTTAGCCAGTCACTACGTGCATTGGAGATTAATCAGGAACGGTTGGCGAATGGCCAGTCACGTCAGGAAACGCTCAGAGAACGTCGAGATGAACTCGCTGATGATTTTCAGACTAAACGCGAGCAGTTTGGCTCAATCATGGAGCCTATTATTGCGTCGGTCACGCGTTATGCGTCATTTGAGGCGCAACTGCGTGACATCAGCGTTGCTCATGGATTATCGAACGAGCAAGAAAAATTGATGGGGCAGCGTCTGCGTCAGTCTTCACAAAAAGTGAATCAAACACCGGATGCGTTGCTCAGTAGTGCCGGACAATTGCTTGATAGCGGTATGTCCTCTGTGCAGGCAACGGATGTTGCCGCGGTGCTGGGGAAAACGTCAACGGCTTCTGGCGCGGCGTTGTCCGATCTTACTGCGCTGTCTGCCACATTGGATGACGTGTTTAACCTTAAAGGGGCGAACGCACTAGAAGAATCCTTCTCCCGTATGCTGGCAGGAACCAAGCAGGGATTCTCTATGTCAGCGATGACGCAGTACGCTACCGCGTTGGCTCCAGGATTTGCGGCGATGGGGGCGACCGGTAATCAGGCACTGAGCCAGTTGGTTTCCAGTCTGAGCGCGACAAAAGGTGCAGACACGGAAGCGAACACGGCTGCCCGGCTGGGGAGTTACATGAATGCCGTGGGACGTACCGATATTGCCGACAGCTACCTTAACGCGGGCGTGGATTATAACGCCTCGCTAAAAAGCTATATGAAAGGCGGGTATTCGCAGTACGACGCTGCGGTTCAGATTAGTAACCGATTTATCGACAGTAAAGGTAGCCAATTCCAGCAACAGTGGGATAAGGCCAGTAAAGCGGGCAACGTGGACGCGCAGCAAAGCTTAATGCAGCGTTACGGTTTACAGGAGGTTTTCCGGACGCCAGAAGCGGTGAATTATGCTCTGTCGATGAAGCAGAACTGGACGCGCTATCAAGAGAATCAACAGCGGATGAACAGCCCGGCAGCCACGCAAACGCTGGATCTCGACTTCGCCCGGCAGAATGACACCCTGACAGGGCGCTGGAATCAAATGACAACATCAGTGCTGAATATTGCGCTCAATGTCGGTGAGGCGCTGACACCTGTGTTGGTTTCTCTGAGTAACGTGCTCATCCCTATTTTGGATCAACTCGTGACCTGGACGGCAGAGAATCCTGAACTGGTGCGTGGGATCGTGATGGCGGTTGTTAGTTTCTCCGCGTTCAGAATGGCGCTGAGCGGCGCGAAACTGGGGATTATCACACTACTTTCCCCGTTACAGAGTATCTGGGACGGTATTTTACACCTTCAGCGCGGTTGGCAGTTGTTCAATGCGGGGCTGGCAAGAACGGGGGGGTTGCAACGTGTAGGCGCTGCATTGAACTGGCTAGTTGGCGGCGCTGGGACATTAGGGCGTATGCTCGGCGGTGTGTTGCGTAGTGGCCTGATGATGGCGGGACGAGCAGTACTGCTCCTGGGGCGTTTATTGCTGACGACACCGATTGGTTTGGCAATCACGGCAATAGCAGGGGGCGCTTATCTGCTCTACCGCTATTGGGAACCGATTAGTGCATTCTTTAAAAACCTATGGTCACAAGTCAGCCAGGCTTTTAATGCGGGGTGGGAAGCGCTCAAAACCGCTGTATCCGGCGGTGTAGCGGGGATTACCGCTTTCCTGCTTGACTGGTCGCCATTTGGTGTACTGTATTCCATTTTTGCCGATACCGTCAGTGACCTCGGTATTCAACTCCCTGATAGCCTAAGCGCACTCGGAGGTGTGATTATTGATGCCTTAGTGACGGGGATTACAAGTGCTTTCCCTGAACTAAAAAACGCCCTGAAAAAGATCGACGAATTTATTCCCGATAGTGTTAAAAATTTTCTGGGTATTGGCTCGAAAACCACATCAATCGAAACGACAGCCTCATCTGTTGCAACCCTTGATCCTCCTCGAACCCTACCCTCCACCTCGGCATCTACGTTGCCGCTACCGCCGACATTGCGAGTGGGATCACCTAAGACTGAAAAAGGAATTGCGTCAACCCCACAACAGCGTGTCGCTATGCTCCCTCCTGTTGGCGGAATGAAAAGCAAACCTGTCGCAGCGCCTTCAGAACGTGTTCAGGTCGCATTCTCGCCCACTATTTATCTCAATGGTCAGAAGACAGCACCCACGCCTGAAATGACGAAGACGCTGACGCTTAGCATGAATGAACTGGAAAATATGTTGAATAAGCTGCTCGCTCAGCGCGAGCGCAGGGGGTACGCCTGATGTTTGCGGTATTAGGAAATGTTGAATTTAACGTGATTGCTTATTGGGACGGTTTTGATGCGTCATTTGGTGCGGATTATGCTGAACATAACCGTATTGAAGGTAAGCCGGGTCTGCAATTTATCGGAGCGAAGCTGGATGAGATGCGTATTAGCTTGGCATTTCACCAGCAATATTGTTCACCTGAGGTAGAACTGGCGCGATTGAATGAGGCGATGCGGGCGCATCAGGCAATGGCGTTGGTCTTTGGTAACGGAGACTATCGTGGCTGGTTTGTCATCACCGCACTCACTTCGACGAGTCAACATACTGACTCAAAAGGCAATGTATTGGCGATGAAGGCTGAGTTGACGCTCCGAGAGTACATCGGCGATCCGAAGAACCCGCTTAAGCCACCGGCGATTAAAACTCCAGTGCCTAACGTCAGTGCGATCAGCAATGTTGCGGCTAAAGTCAGTGATTTCGCTCAATCGTTACGCACTGCGGTGACCTATGCCAAAAAAGCCCAATCTGCGATTAAGGCTGCGAAAAATACGGTACAGATAGTGAAAAGGATGAAGAAAAACCCGAGTGCGGCGTTATTGCAGGTGCCGGAGCTTTTGACGCAAGTGAGCAACGTGTTAACACCGTTAAGTGAGGCAGTACCCGCATTGGATGATGTGGCGAAGCAGGTTTCTGACGCAGCGAGTACTGCTGTAGAGATGATGCCTGATATTACAGCGGTCAATAAAGCTGCCAATGATACGTTAAAACAGGTTAAGCAGATTGCCGTGTTGCTGAAAGAAATCAACAGCACGAATGTTATCGACAAGGTTGAATCCATCAGTAAGCAAATTGATGCCGCGAGCGACACGTTTAATGAAGCTGCGCCAGCGTTGAGCAAACTGACGGCTGAAATCGTAAAGAGGGTTAATTGATGTATCTCGAACATATTACCCAACAAGGTGAGCGGTGGGACACGTTGTCGCATCTGTATTATGGCGATCCGCTTGGCTATCCGCGCATTATTGCGGCTAACCCACATGTACCTATCGTGTCATTGTTACCATCTGGTGTGGTGGTACTGATTCCCATCATTGAACAGGCCGATGCCAGTAAGACGGAGGATACCCCACCGTGGCTGCGTTAATAGAAAAACTGCTTTCTCCCGGCGTTTCGGATGTGCTGCAACCGACATTCACGCTGTGGTATCAACAGAAAGATATCACCAACGATATCGCACCATATGTCACCAGCGTGACGTACACCGACAGCATCAAGAATGAATCGGATGCGATTGAAGTTCGGCTCGATGATACCGATGGCCGCTGGCTGGATAAATGGTATCCCGGTACGGGGGATACGTTATCGCTAAAACTGGGTTATCGTGGTGAGACGCTGTTTAACTGCGGCACGTTCTCGATCGATGAAATCGAGGTGAGCGCGCCGCCCAGCGAAGTCACCATTCGCGGTGTGGCGACCTCCGTCAACCGTGCGTTGCGAACCAAATCAAACCGGGGCTTTGAGGATACTACGCTTGCGGCTATTGCGACGCGTATCGCGAAAAAGCATCAGTTGACTCTGGTAGGGACGATTCAAAGCATCAACATCGATCGCGTGACGCAATATGCGGAAACCGATGTTGCTTTCCTGAAACGGCTCGCCAGCGAATACGGCTATGCGGTGAAAGTGGTCAGCGACCAGTTGATCTTCTCCCATCTGGCGACGTTGCGTAGCCAGGAGCCTGTACGAAAAGTTTCACCAACCGACGTGGCGCGTTTCTCATTACGCGATTCGATCAGCCATGTCTACAAAAACGCCAAGACGAAATACCAGAAAGGAAGCGAAAAGAAACTCGTTGTTTATGAAGCTGATGGCAGCGTAAAAAATGAGATGAAGTCAGCCGGTGCATCGACCAGTGCGGATACGCTGAAAGTGAACACGCGTGCAGCAGATGCTGCTGGCGTGAGGATGAAAACAAATGCGGCGTTGGATGCGCACAACGAAAAGCAACAAACGGGATCGATGACGCTGATGGGCAGCCCACAGTTGGCGGCGGGAAATAAAATCGAGTTGGTGGCATTTGGTCAGCTTTCTGGTCAGTGGTTGATCAATTCGGCTCGCCATGCGCTTGAACGTGGTGGTGGTTACACCACGGAGATTGAGCTCACCCGTGGGCCGGTGACGGCAGGTAGAAGAAAAACGGACAACGGGAAAACGTTGGTGACGTACCACCCGGATGGGAGCCAGACAACACGGAAGGTCAATAGTAACAAGGAGAAAGCAGCATGAGTTTATCTCGGCGAATTGGCACGATAAGCGCGGTGGATGAAATCCGCGTGATGGCACGCGTTCGTTTACCTGAATGTGACAATCTGCGTACTGCCTGGCTGCCGGTATTACAACGCAATACGCAGAATAATAAGGATTATTGGTTGCCGGATATTGGCGAACAGGTCGAAATTCTGCTGGATGGCAACGGCGAAGACGGACTGGTGCTGGGGGCCATTTATTCCGCTGCTGATGTACCAACGCTGGCGGATAAAGACAAAAGGGCGGTGACGTTCGCTGACGGTGCGCATCTTGAATACGATCGTCGAACGCATACGTTAACGATCAACGGCGGCGTGCAGCATATTGTGATTAGCAGCGGCACTGACGTGGTGGTTAACGCTCAGCGTGTCACTATTGATGCGCCAGAAACGACGGTAACTGGCAAGCTACTGGTGCAAGGGGCACTCACCTACCAAAGCGGAATGTCCGGTTCTGGTGGTGCCAGCCTTAGTGGTAATGTCAGTGTCTCCGGCAACATCAACGCTAGCGGCAGCGTCATGGATGCTGGTGGTAACTCTAACCACCACTCGCACTAGCGTTTTCCTAAACCGCTTTAATATTCCTTCCTCTCACCGGGGGCGACAATAGCCCCCTATGAAAACTCAATCTGTTTTTTGGCAACCGGCGCTGCAACGTTCTGGCGATATCGTCGAAGGAACGGCAGATATCATGCAGGCGATTCACATCATCCTGCGGACTCCCTGCGGCAGCGACCCACATCGGCCTGACTTTGGTAGCAATCTGCATCTGTATCTCGATTATCCGATCGATCGTGCAATTCCGCATGTCGTCAGGGAATCGGTAGAAGCGATCAAACGATGGGAACCTCGCTGCCAGCTACTGGCAGTTAAACCTTCTGTGAATGGGGATCACCTGACGCTGCTCGTTAGCTGGAAAACCGCTAACGGCGCGACACAGACCACGGAGTTGTTATGGCGCTGACAGAACCGAGCTTTATTGAACGCGATGCGGCGAAAATTACCGCTGAAATGATCGCGAAATATGAGGCTGACTCAGGGAAAACACTCTATCCGGCGCAGGCTGAACGTCTGCTGATTAACCTCTTTGCCTACCGGGAAACCTTAGTGCGTAGTGCGGTTCAGGAAGCCGCCAAGCAGAACCTGGTCGCGTTTGCTCGTGCACCGATGTTGGATTATCTGGCGGAACTGGTCGGCGTCTACCGTTTAGCGGCGCAACCCGCACGAGCAGAGCTTCGCTTTACCCTTGAAACGCCGCTAGTCAACGATCTGCTGATTCCTGCTGGCACGCGAGTAAGTGCCTCAGATAGCGTGATTTTTGCGACAGACAGTGATGCGCTACTGAGAACGAATGCCAGCGGTGTCACGGTGCTGGCGACCTGCACCGAAAGTGGTGATGTTGGTAATGATTGGCTACCCGCTCAGATCAGTACGCTGCTGGATGAAGTTGGCGACAGTGATTTACACGTTGTCAATCTTGCCAAAAGCAGCGGTGGTTCTGCTGAAGAGGATGATGAGCGCCTGCGTGAACGTATTCAACTGGCACCTGAATCATTCAGCACGGCAGGATCGAAACTGGCGTATCGCTTCCATGCGATGCGGGCACACCAAAACATTGTTGATGTCGCGGTGATGTCGCCCGAACCGGGCGAAGTGGTGCTTTATCCATTACTGAGCACTGGCCTACCCGACGGCAGCATGCTCTCGCTGGTGGAAAGCTTTTGCTCCGACGAGCAAGTGCGTCCACTGACGGATTTTGTCTCCGCCAAGTCCCCCACGCGGGTGGATTACGCCATTAACGCCAAATTGACGCTGTTTAACGGCGAGCAGGCTGGCGTCGTTCAGGCTGCGGCGGAGAAAGCGGTGCAGGCCTGGGTGGAAACCCGAACCGCCACGCTGGGTCGCGACATCGTGCCGAGTCAGATTATTGCCACGCTCTCCATCCCTGGGGTGTATCAGGTGGAACTCGTTTCGCCGCCATTGATGGTGCTTGATGACAGCGAATGGGCGAACTGCACGGGCATCAATGTCAGCGTCGTCGGGGTGTCGAATGGCTGATTCACTACGGCTGTTGCCACCCCCGCTGGCCGCCGACGCCCGCTTTCGTTCGCTGGCGGAATTGGCCGACCGCTTTGATGACATCGATCTCAATGCCTTGCTGGTCTATCTGGTCGATATCGCCGATGACAGCGTGCTGCCTTGGCTGGCCGAACAGTTCTCATTGTTTGGTGACGGCTGGGAACTGGCGGAGTCGGATGACTCCAAACGTGCGCTGATCAAGGCCGCTATCGATCTGCATCGCAGTAAAGGTACGCCCTGGAGCATTAAAGAGATCATCCGCCGCTTCGGCTTCGGCGAAAGCACGCTGATCGAGAATATTGGTCGGCTGAGCTATGACGGCGAAACCACCTACAACAACCTGTATGTACACGGTGACAAAGCCGCGTGGGCGGTTTATCGCGTGCTGCTAAAACAACCAATTACCAACGATCAGGCCAGAATGCTGCGTAATGCCATTGGGATGTTTGCCCCGGCACGGTGTCATCTGGCCAGCATCGAATATTGGGAAGTGCCTATCCGCTACAACCGGACGGCGATATACGACAGTAACTACAATCATGGGAGCGCTTGAACATGGCGAATTTGTCAGAGAACCCGCAATGGGTTGACGGCATTTATCAAATCGAAACGTCGGATCCGGTCGTGGGTGGACCGGACGGCGTTTCAAACCGACAGGCTAAAGAACTGGCCAGTCGTACCCGCTATCTGAAAAAAGAGCAGGAAAAAACAGGTAGCGATCTGGCGACACACGCCGCTGCCGCCGACCCGCATACGCAATATGCGCCGAAGGCTAACCCGACTTTCACCGGCACGCCGAAAGCGCCAACCCCTGCGACGGATAGTAATAGTCAGCAGGTGGCGACGACGGCATTTGTGAAATCGATTGCGGCAGCGTTAGTGAATGGCGCACCAGCGGCATTGGATACGTTGCAGGAATTGGCAAAAGCGGTTGGTAATGATCCGAATTTTTCGGCTACGGTGCTGAATGAATTAGCCCAGAAACTGTCATTGGCAGGCGGGACGCTGACAGGCGAGTTATTGTTATCAGCGGCGAATGCACTGCGTCTTATCTATGGTGATTACGGCGTCATCATGCGTAATGATAACAGCCGTTTTTATCTTCTTCTGACGAACAAAGGGGATAAAACGGGGAATTATAATACGTTGCGCCCCTTCGATATTAATCTGGCAACAGGGGATGTGACGATTGGTCATGAGCTGAATGTTGTCGGATTACTCAAAGAAAAAGGCCAGCGTGTTTATAGCCCCAATAATAAGCCAACTGCTGTTGATGTGGGGGCTTATACCAAAGCGGAAACTGATAGTGCGTTGGCGAATGGATTGAGTAAGGTTGTTTCAAAAGATACCGTACAGATCATCGGTGGTGTAAAAACATTTACTAACTATCCGGTAGCCAGTGGCTTTAATGTCAAGACGACAGAAGCTACGCCGAGAGATGTAGCTTACTTTCGTGGTTTACCTGCTTCTCCAACTAAAGCTGAGTTATTCGCTAACAGTGATTCTCTGTTTATGCGTTCACCTATCGATGCTTATATTACTGTGAACTGTGGATATAGTGGCACTGCATGGTATAAAACTGACGTGAAAAATGCGTCCTGGGTGCTGTCTGTAACACAAAATGGTGTGACTGTTTCTTCGTCACCGGCCGGGAATTCAGCTCCGATTGTTAGCACTAACCCCATATTAATTCATAACGTCAACGCTGTAGTAGATATAAACGGATATTATAAAACGCTAGGTACTAAAGAAATAGCACCAGTGACAGTTGATGATATTTCTGGTATTCCTTTCCCGTTTCCTGGCGCTACCGCACCACTCGGTTGGCTGAAATGTAATGGACAAGTATTTGATAAGGCTAAATACCCTGTGTTGGGGAGCCGTTACCCCACTGGAAAATTACCCGATCTGCGCGGTGAATTTATTCGTGGTTGGGATGACGTGCGTGGAGTTGATTCTGGGCGTGCGCTGCTGTCTGGACAAGGACATGCTATTCAGAGTCACGCTCATGAGTATCGGGATCGCTATTACATTGAGAATGATGGTATTAACGTCGAATATTCAGAGATTGCACCGCAGAATTACAACAAGAACGTAGGGTCACAGGGAACAGATTTAGACAATAGAATGTGGCTTTATTACGACAGTACCACATCCGCCGTAGGCGGCAATGAAACCCGCCCCCGCAATATTGCATTTAACTACATCGTGAGAGCCGCATAATGAGCAACTATTCAACACAAATTAAAGCCGCAGAATTAAATGAAAACGGATTAGCAATTAACACAGGATGGATTACTGTCTATCATGTTCATCCTGAAACGCGCGAATATCAGAGTGCCAGTTACGAATATTTAATGACAGGCATCGGTATTCCTGCTGACAGCTATTCTGATGAGCCAGAAATACCATCATCAGGCCTGGCATTACGCCGTTCTATTGATGGTTTGAAATGGGAACACGTACCGGATTATCGCGGTCAGACTGTTTACAATACGGAAAATCGTCATCCACAAACAGTTACCTATCTTGGCGAACTCGCGAATGATGTCACACTGATTAAACCGACAACAGATTTCGATGTCTGGGATGGCAAGGCGTGGGCACTTGATAGCGATGCCCAACAACAAGCATTGATTCAGAACGCGAAATCAGAATTAGCGACGCGCCTAGGCGTAGCAAATACTCAAATCAATACATTGTCTGATGCTGTTTCCTTGGGTATCGCAACTGAAGCAGAAAGTGCACAACTGGCTGCATGGCAAACCTACCGTGTACTGCTGAGCCGTATTGACATCAATGCCGTACCTGATATTAATTGGCCAGATGTGCCGTGA